ATATTACTATCCCTGAATTATTAATTTCAACATAAGTTTTAGGTAGTATAGAAGGCGATACTGCACTTACTATATAGAATCCCCCTGTTCGTACAGGTAGGCCACAGTTATTACTATTGTAGATAATATCTCCAATAGTTGGTATAGATCCATTACCAAGGAATGAAACATTATTACTTCCTACCTGAGGTGAGTCTACATCTGTAGTACAGGCTTGGTCTATAGACGCTGTATTTGGACCTATAAATACATTCTTACATATACCTGTACACGTGCAGCAAACTTCTTCTATACTAGATGGAGCTGTACAAAAACATACCTCCTGTTTTGTTATCTGAGTAAAGTCCCATATAAGGTATAGGTACAGGTTAGCGTCAGGCATACTAAAGTTAGTAGCTGTTACTTGATTTACTCCCGTAGAAGGATTACTTACAGGTGCTATTATAGAACTCGCTGCTATTAAAGAATTTACCTCTGCTGTATTATTATTATACAGTGTATTAGATGATAGTATTCTAAACGTGTGATACGTAGGATTAAAATCAAAATCATCACTACCGTATTTTTCTGTTCTAAGCGTTATGTCTGTCCCTGAATAAGGGAAAACTCCCACAGATCTGACTCCTATACTCTCTTCATACTCTGAAGGCTGAAGAAGTACTAAGTTGGCAGAAGAAAACCCTGTAGATGGGCTTGTTATATTTCCGTTTGTCCAACTGTAGTTTGTGTGTATAGACTGTGAGGCATAGTTTGGACTATTTCTTACTACCTGAATTACCCTTACCTCTTTTTCTTCAGGACAATTTACATTTATAGTATAGCTTGAAGGCTCGCTAGGTGTAATTAATATAGAACATAAAGTTGGAGTATTTAAAGTTTTTTGAAAACTTAAGGTTCCTGCCGTATTAGCTGTAACCGATGAAACGTTTCCGTTCCATGTAACAGTTATATCTACAGAGCCTAACGTTACACCGTATACTACATCTACCTGACCAATAACGTTTCCTAAGTCTACATCATAACTTATAATCTGAGAAGACCTGTCATGTTGTCCTTGCTGACCACAAGGTACAAGATTTAAAGGCACAGGCACCTTTATCAAGTTAGTCCCTAAAACATATTCATCCATGTAAGGATCATACGCCCCTAGTTTTTGCGTGGTAAGCTGCGTGTTAAACGAGTCTCTAAACCATGAGTTCATACCAAACCTAGAAATTACTTGTAGTTGGTCTGATCCTTGACTAGCCCCTTTAAGGTTTATAACAGCACCACGCTTAACGTCTGTAAAGAACATATCAGAACCCCAAGCCACAAAACTCTCTGGGTTAAAACTAATACCATACTCCTCAATTCTAGCAATCTGCTTTCCTAATACTTGTGGTGTAGAAACAATAGCACCACCGCCAACGGCATCACTAATAATATCTTTGTCCACCATGATATATGTTATCCTATCCTCCTGTAATGTTAAGACATCTGTACGCCTAGCGTGCATTAACTGTATAGGACCAAAAATTGTCTCATAGTCTCTATAGTTAACTAAACCTAAATTAAATTCATTTAGGTTATTAATGTTAGCGTTCTCTCTAAACACACCGCTATATGTTACACTTGCAAACCTATCTGCCTCCTTAAAGTCTTGGTTAGATACAGCCATTGTTCTCTCCCCTAAATTAAATGATTTACCTGCAGGGCTGTCGTATATCTTGTAGCTCTCTACACCATTAGAAAAGGTGTAACAGTTTTGAGCGTCTAGCGTTGTAACTAAAGCCACCGTTGATGACTGGTCTTGGTCTCCATCAGGCAGATTATAAGCCTCATCTAGTGGGTTAAAATTTCTTTTAGCTTTATGAAACGCTTGAGTACCAGGTAATTCAGGTTCTATTTCTAATAAATCTGAGGCATCATAAAATAAGTTAGGGTCTGCCTCTTGAGGTTTTGTTTCAAAAACAAATGTACCCGTAACTCTTCTAACCTCTATTGTTAACGATGCGTGAGGAAAAAACAATCCTGTATCTCCAAAATTAAACTCTGCACAATCACCAATACCAGCACTTAAGGCCATAAATAAACCACCAGTAGCGTTAGTACATATCCGTAAAGAAACCTGAAGATTAGGTGTGGGAGGTATATTTAAAGAAAAATTATCCCAAGGGGATGGAGCTACAGTTAAGGCTTGTAGATCTGTACTCGTAGGAACTTGAGTTGTTACTAAATTAGGAATAAAAGTAAGAGATAACCCATCATTTTCCGATACCCCAATTGTATCCTCGTTATCGTATGGGGTATATATTCTTGATTCCAAGTCATCACCTATGGCCCATGCATGAAAATTAGCATAGTCTGCTGAAGAGACAAATGTTCTAGAGTACGTAAGTCTTCGTCTACACTTGTTACCACCCCTCCAAACAGATATCTTAATTGTTATAGATGATCCTACAGGTATACTGTAAGGAACGTTATTAACATCATTTAATGGGTAAGAATTTAAGCCCCCATAAGCTATAGCATCACCACCTTGCCAAATAAGCTGAGGAATATAACTATTACCATCATTTAGATATCTAATCTCTGAATTAGTTCCATAAAAGTAGTATGCATCATCAGGAACATTAGCCACCCAACCATCAGGCCTTAGTTTCATATACAAACCAGCTAAAGATATAGATGTTATTCCTTTACCTGAGAACGCTTGTATATCTAACACTACAGAAGTAGGTTGATTTAATACGGGTCCATCACTATCTTGCTTAACCGTAAGTTCATCTCCTATCTGTAGTATGTTACTGTTTTGTCCCTCTAACTTAAACCATACTTGACTAGGGTCATTAGTTAAAATAGGTAGCCCTGAAGTTTCTGTAGCTGAACCGTTAGGTCTAAAAAATGTGTTAGAATATATAGTTTCGTATGTACCTTGACTTGGCTTCACTACAAACTTATACTTCTTTGCCCAATAAGGAGGTATATTAGAAAGGGTAACCTGTATTTGATTTCTATTTACGGATGTTGCTGCACCAAAAAACAACGTGTTATTAGCACTTGTAAGCACAGTAGAAGCCCTGCCATACTCATCCATATATACCACGCCTACCTCATAGTCTCTATTAGAGTGTAAGCTCCCTGAGTATGGTTGAAGCGTAAAGAACGCTGTGCAGTTAAAAGCTCTAAAATTATAATATCTAAACGCTGTTGCTGTGTTATTACTTGCTGTACCGTCTGCAAAAAAGTATTGTGTTGCAGGTACCTGTAAAGTAAATGTACTTGCACCAGGAGTATGGTTATATTCAAAACCATCAGGTAGACAAAATGGTGTGGTAGCATCTGCGGGTGTAATTTCATAAGACGTACCACTTTCTTGTAGCGTTGTTATTCCACCGTTCAAGTCAGTTATCCCAATAGTATTATTACCCCCTGCACCTGGTATAGCAGTTATTGTAGCTTGCTCTCCTGTTGTGGTGTCTGTAACAATGTCACCAACACTTATACCTGTAAGAGTGCTAAAGTCAAACGAAGTGTTTGTTAACTCACCTGTACTAGCCCCGTCAGTAGTACCAAAATTTAATACAGTTGTGCCACATACGGTTGGGAATGGGTTTGTATCCATACTAGCCGTTGAGCATTCGTTGTTAACACTACCGTAAACTAATTGCAACTCTGAACCAGCCATTGGGCTTTCTGCAGCTAAATAAAATTTATCACTCAACGTACCTCCCGCCCCACTATTATCACAAGGGTATAGTCCTTGAGGTGGAGGAGATGTGCTAGCATTTTGAACCACACTCTGTCCAAACCTACTTATAAATAATGTGTCACTTAGTAAGTCATCTACACTGGGATATGGTTGTTGACAAGTAAAAGATATAGATATATCAAAGGGTGATGGTGACTGAAGTGAAGTATTACTACACTCAGAATTTGTACCTATTGATGTACAATCTGGACTAATAATCTGTTCTATTTGAAAAGTAAAATTTATAGTAGTTCCTGCTGTTATGTTTGTAGATCCAGTAGGTATAAGTCCACTTAAATCCCAATTTAATACAGAACCATTTACTGATTTGTTTAAATTTACAGGGTCTATATTATAAGTCCCCGTAGATATTGTAGGGTTCTGTGGGCTTAAGTTTCCTAAGTCCACACCACCTATCTCCCTGCTGATTCCTTTTAATCTATAGTCTATGAAAATATCTGTACCACCCTCGGTGCTAGTTATATCATATCCGTCAACATAGTTTCCGTACATGAGACGGTTTCCTTGAATAGTTTGAGCCTTAGCTAGCCTAGGTACATTATCATAAAGTCTTAGCAGTTCATCAGAGCCAAGAGTTGTGTATATCTCGCTGTTAGAAAACTGAGTAGTTTGAAAGTTATTATCACCCCAACCATATTGATCTTTAACATATCTTTTAATTACATATATAACATTAGACGTAGACTGCTTATATAGAAGGTCTATTTCTTTTACACGACTACTTCCTGTAGAGAAAGTAATATTACATGCGTTATACAAGTTCTGCATACCCTCGTTCCAATAGTTTTGTAAACTTAATTGAAATGATAGAGGCTGAAAAGCAGGGGTTGAAAATAAAGACGTTGCACTATACTCACCGTCTTCGTATCTATACCTGTAAGCAAACGATAAGAACCTAGTGTCCATATAATTTTCTTCACCAGGTATACTTAAAAATTCTATATGAGGTGTCCCAAGAGGGGCTACTGTATCGTAGTCCTCAAACCCTGGAGGCTTAACAATTACACCAATATCCTCCTCCTCAATTTGGTCATTAATACCAATGGGTTGTGCGTAATTTCTTTTTACATTTATTAACCTTGGAGGGTTTAAGTCATCGGTAAAAAATAATAGGTTCTCAATTTTTGATACCCCTGTAATTAAGTTTGAGAAACTAAAGTTAAGTAAAGAAACCGTAACTACATGATATGTAAGTGTATTGGTATTGGTATTAAAGGAAACAATCATATCCACTACCCCTGTAATTGTAGAGAGAGGATTGTTTTCGTTATGAATAAACCAATATATAGTCTCATTGATACCATCCTCAAAACAACCTATAGTTCTGACCTCTCCTGTTAAAGGAGCACCTGCGTACTCTAGCTGAGTCAACTTAGAGTTACCCTTAGAGTTTTCTACCGCACCTATCTCTGTACCCTCCGTTGAACCAAGCCTAACATTAAGTGCATCTATATATTGTCCAGGTGGAACTAAACGTTCATCAACGCTCTTGTTCATCTTACCTGCTATAAAGTCTGTTCTTGTTTGAGCCATCCTATTTAATTAATTTGTTTTGCCCTCTCATGTTTTGTAGTAGTCTACCAGGGTGAATGTTACTTAGCCTTAGCTTTGCATTACGAAGAAGTGATGACTTATCTTTTCTTGCCCTGTTTATAACGTACTCCTGTACACCATAACGACCGTTCAATATAGAGTATTTTATGTAAGCATATATAAATGCCTCGAATAACTTATTAACACTTACGCTAGAATCATCTCCCGACTCTAGTCCGTCAGAGATATATTCTAAAACCACAAGTTTTCCTGACATACCTGACGTAAAGTTAATTACACCACCCTTCTTATTAATACTGAAGGTGGGGTTAACGTTCGCTGTCTCTGTGTTTAAACCAAACCTAGCACCTATGTTGTAATCAAAGTACCAGTTACCATCTATATTGTAACCCTCTTGACCGTTATATGGTCCATCTCCTAGATACATATTCTTCTGCTGACCATCTAACCTCTGTCTGTCAAAGAATGAGTTGTCAGGCTTTAGTACGTTTCCGTCTATATCAAAAAGTATTTGACAGTCATTATCCTGTAGGTACGCCCCACTCCAGTTTGTCTGAATATTCTCAGTCATCGGGAACAACATACCGTTCTCCTCCTTAGATATTCTAACCCAATTTACATAGTCTTGAGGTAAAACAAATCGTAGCTGGTCACATACCTGAAGCTCCAATATCTTTACCTCCTTCATCGCATCGTAGTTCAACTCCTGTATCCCTCTCTTTGCGTGAAATAAAACTTGGTATCTGTTTATGTTGTTTATAATTTCATTGTTACCCTGATGCATTAACATAAAGTTGTTTACAATATCCTCTAAGGTAACGTATTGGTACGAACCCCAGTTAGCATCTGTTGGAACGGTCTGTCCGTTCTCGTAGTATTGATAGTCTGTAATATATGCCATATCTAACTTGTTTCTTGTGTGTCACTATTCTCTTCAGCCCTTCCAAATCCATATACAGCATCCTCTCTAATCTCTATACCAACGTACTGACATATCTTTGCAATAAGCGTAGGCTCATCAGAGTCAGGTAACTCAAAGTCTTGGAAGTCAGGCTGTGTTGCATTAAAGATTGGCTCACCTACACCGACATCTATAAATGTCCACTTAGGAGCAAAGGGGTATCTTATGTACTGTGATCTTATTGCACCTGCGTTTGTTATTGTTGTAGGGTATACTGTGATAGTGTTACCGTCTAATACATACGCAGGGTATGTCTTTGTAGGTGCTGTTAACATTGAGTTAGTTAGTAAAAATATTTTACTTTGGTTAACTCTTTCTACCTCCCTAATTTTTGTATCTGAATAAATAACATACTCGTCACCTATAGAAAATATTGCGGAACTAACGGATATTGTACCTGTGTTAGGTGCATCCACTCTTGTTATATACGCCTCCTGTAGTGTGGTTGTGTTAACTATAATACTACCTATTGGTGGTGTTGGGTTTGAGTTTGGAATGTTTGTCCATAAAGCAACCTTAGAAAAGTCTGTAACAGTATTACCTGTAGCAGTACCAGTTATACTCCCCGTAAATAAAGGTGTGGAATAATAAAATAATTTATTAACAAGGTAGTAGTCACTTGGTAGTGAGAACGTATTAGCGTTAGCCTGTGCTAAAAAAACCTGTGTAGAAAAACTATCTATTACCTCAACCAGTCCCTTCTCTATATCCGCATATCCTGTACCTGATTGACGGGCGTTCTGCCTCTGTATCCAGTTGTTGTACGAATAGAAGTAGTCCTCAAACATATCCATCTGAGCCTGCTGTGCGTAAAGGTTAAAATCTTGTGGTGATATATATCCGTAGTTATTTTTATTCGCTATAGCTAATACAGTATTTCTTACTTCATTTATTGATGCTGACATATTACATAAACATTTGCTACAAAGATAACAAAAAAAAAGAGGCCTACTTTTTTAGTAGACCTCTAGTTCTTAAGTGTGACGCTAAGTTAGTTAAGCATTTAAAATGCTTGTCACAGCCTTAGGTAAAGCAAGAGAGTACATTGGTTTTGTCCAGCTTGTAGATAACGCTTCCGCAGCAGCATCTAGTATAGATGTGTACACATCATGAGCAACCTGAACAGCAGTTGTTACCGTAGTAGCAGTTCCGTCCACGTACTTAACAACAACAGTAGTTGCTGTTGCATTTGCTGTAGCGATTGATTTTATTCCGTTAAGACTAATCAATTGATTAGTGATAGGAGCATTTGTAACCTTGATAAATTTTTCCATTTTTTTATAATTTTATATTTTTTTTAGTTATACTTTCTGTATCCGTAAGAAGAAATAATTTCTTCCACCAAGCCAGGTTGCATTAGTAACAGCAACGGCAGGGTTTAAAAGTCCTGGGAAGTCATATGTTACATTTGGCCATGCAGTCTCTAGTGATTCTACTATAGCATCTTGAACAGCACCCCTCATATCAGAATTACTTCCAACAGTAGAAGAGTATGCGTAATCAATCTTTACCACTGATGACACTGATGACTCATAGGTAACGTTGACAATAGAAGAATCTGTTGCAGCATTTGAAACGTCAGCAACGTCAGCAGACCTCATTATAACGTCAAGGTCATTAGCACCCTCGCTGTACACTAAGTAGGCATCTCCACCTAAAAATGTGTCTGTGTCTACCGTTAAGATAGTAGGCGTCACCGCAGTTACCTTAGCTGTTACAGCCGCTGTTATATCTAAAGCATAGTCCCCTACCTTTACACCAGCAGTTACAAAGTCTACCCCAGTATCAATCAACTGAAAACTTCCTGTTCCGTCAGCAGTCCCTGCTTGTCTCACAGTATACTCTGGCATATAGATAAAGTAAGCAGTCGCATCTGGGATACCTGTCCCAGTATCCACACCTATAGACTCAAGAGCCAAAACTGTGTCTGAAGTTACTGCTGTTACAAGGTACTTTCTGTCTGTAGTTCTATCCCATACAATAGCATGAGGCAATACAAGCTGTGTAAAAACAGCAGCACTGTCGGTTAATGTTAAAGCTCCAGCACCATTTGCTGTAGATGTTCCCGTCTTAACAACATCAAGTTGTTTAAAGTTTATAAATTTTTCCATGTTAGTGTTCATAATTAAGCTATTACAATTGATGTAAGCGGGTTAGTATTTAAGAATGAGTTAGGCTCTGTACTAGAGTTTACTGCTGCCCCAGCCACCATTCCTTTCGGAGCGTAGTAGTCGGAAACCGAAGTCCATCCTGATTTTAATGCGTTCATAGAGGCTGTCTGAATTGCCTCCTTAAGAATTGGAGAAGGAAATTGATTTGGCCACTGTAAGGTAACCACCTTTCCTCCAATGTAATTAATAGTAGCACTAGATGTAGTAGGCTGTCCTATGCTTAGGATTCCTGTAACTGATACCAGTTGATCTTGACTATTTGTCCCATGACCATCTAATACTGGGATACTTAGAAATTTTTCCATAATAAAAATAATTTATGTGTTAATAATAATGTTATGCTATAGTGATATCTGAAACTGCATACTCAGGTATAGCCTCATAGGAAGCGTTAGTCCAAGACGTAGCCAATGCTTCTGTAGCATTTTGTTGTAGCCATCTTCTGAACTGTGTCCCTGAGTTTGTTGCTGACGCTGCACCTACTGTTGCATGAGTAATTGTAGTCACCTTTCCGCTACCGTATGTTAGTGTAGAAGTAGTAACCGTTGCCGCTTCAATTAGTTTTAAATCTGTAACAGGAACTAACTGGTTTCCTTGTGAAGTTACAGGTATGCTTAAAAATTTTTCCATAATAAAAATAATTTATGATTAATAAGATACAAAGATAAACAAAAAAAGGCACCCTATTCAAGGTGCCCTTCATATAGTTTATGAATACTATTTATTTTTTTTTTAGCATTTGCTTTAATAATTTATACGTCTCTACACCTTCATCTGTTTGAAAGTATGAGGACATAATGTCATTAGGATTCTCTCCGTAAGGTACTGTAAGTATCTTAGTCTTATTATCCTTAAGGTTAAAGTATACATCCCTGTTCTTATTCCTTAGTGATAATAGATTACTACCAAAAATTTGAACAACATCATCATACATCTGTAGTGACGGGTCGTTTAGTATATCAATAAAGTCCTCAGGATAGTTACGAGAATATACTAACACATCCCTTTTCAATTCTGCAGTGCTCTTAGTGTCAGCACCTGTACCTATAAGTACTCGTGATACTGTCTCTAAGGTTGATAGGCTCATATCTCTAGCTAACAACTGAGCGTCTAATATAAGCATCTCTAAATCCAATTCTTCTGCAGCATCCTTAGCCTCATTAATCTCTCCGAATATATTACCGCTACCTGGGTGGTAAGATAAAAATTGTTGGAGTACTTGATTTTCTCTTTGGACATGTAGGAACCCATCCTCAAAAATAATAGGTTCTAGTATAGCGTTACCATCCTGCTCATCCTCGAACGGACTCCTTTGGTTTCTTGCGTAACGAAGAGGCCTGTTAACACCTTTTTCCTCATCAAAATAAAGTAGTGATGTACGGTGGTTATGGTGTGAGCTTAACATAAATGATAATGGAGCTATATCAGATAATAGTCTATAGCTTTTAGATACTGTTTTGTTTACTTTTTTCATTATATATAATTTAATTAAAATTAAAAAAAAGGGGGGAGGTTAGTCCCCCCTATATTATTGGTTACTAATCTTGAAACAAGAAGAAGTTGTTTGCACCTAAAGTACATACAGCTCTTTCAGACAAGAAGTTTACCGTCATTGCATCTAAAGAAGATGTTCTTGCACCACCAGCTGAACCAGTAATCCAAGTTTTGTAACGTCTATCTTCAGTTTCAGAAGCTCGGTAACGTACATGTAAGAATGGACGCTTTGCGTTCTTCCCTAAGATTTGGTCGTATACAGTTGTAGATCCAGCAGGAACCATAAGTCCGCTAATTTTACCACCTGTTAAACCACCACGCATTGTTGGGTCATTTAAGTATTTCCAGTCAGACTTGTAGAAGTCATAACCTCTACGGAATCCTGTGAAACCTAAGTTAAGAGCCATGTCCTTATCGTTATCAAATAATCCGTAAGACGTACCACCTGCTCCGTAAGAGTTTTGTGCCGCTAACATATCATCAATATCGAAAGAGAAATCTCTGTTTACAAAGATTACGTTCTCCTCAATAGAACCTTGCTTATCTAAACGTTGGATAACGCTATCGAATCCTGCAAGAGCAACTGGGTTACCTCCAGACCAAACGTTTCCTCTGTTGTTTACAACATAGAAGATACCCTCTGAACCTTTGTTTCCTTCTGGACCTGTAGTAGCAATAGCACCTGAACCTGCCTCAGCTGGAACTGCTTCAACCATTGCTGTCTCTAAGTAGTCCTCAAAACGTAGACGAGTCTCATGCTCAGACTTAAGGTACCATAGGTATCCTGTCCCTCCGTTCTCAGTAGCAATCTCTACCCATCCAATCTGCGCCATGTCAGAACCACTTACCTCGTAAGTATCCTTGATGATGATTGGAGAGTTCTCAAAGATAAAATCTTGAGCCTCTAAAGAACCTACCATCCCAAGTTGTCCTTTCTTAAATTCAGAACCGTAGATAAAGATGTCACAAGCTACAAGTGTTGCCATTGCTTGACCTGTAGCCTCATAGTAAGCTACAGTAATCTCGTGGTCACCACCACCACCTAAAGTAGAAGTAGACGCTGTAACAATTGCTTTATTCTGAAGTGTTGAACCTGCTGTAGAATCAGAAATCATAATAGTCTGACCTACTCTAATTGCTTGAAAACCGTTAGCTGGTGCACTTGAAGCTGGTACTCCTGGGTTTACTTGACCAACTGGAATAGTAATTACTGCTACAGCTACTCCTGCTCCTGAAGCTGAAGTACATCCTGTGTACTTTGTGTGTAATCGCCCCTGCTCTGCCCATTTGATAAGGTCTGAGTTAGAAGGCATCTCAGCACCAACCATTCGTAAGAATGATGCTACTGTTCTGTTTCCATAACGCTCGAATTCTTTCTCGTATGTATCTGGAAGATACTGGTTCAAGAAGTCGAAGTTAGTAATGTAATTTGATGCAAGTGCTACCTGTTGAGCACTAGGTTGCAAATCAAATCCTGGTGTTGCATTTACTGCCATTTTTTAAATTTTTTAATAGTTTATAATTTTTTAATACTCCTAATTTTGAGTCCCTTACCACTGCTCGTGTCGCCTACGGTTCTAATCTTCAATCCGTCTTTACTGAAATTCTGTGGGGTGTTCCTTACTTCCATATTAATGTTCTTTGATTTTTTAGAAACATTATCTACAGTGTCAGTCATACCCTGGTTGTAAAAGAATTCAGCAAACTTGTCAAGATTCATAGCAACCGATAAGGCTCTATGATATCCCTGAGCGTCATTCATAAGGCCTGAGTCACTATCCATAAACTTATTTATGAAGTTGTTTACATCAGACTGCTTACTCTTTAACTCATTCGCATCACCAGGTTTGAAAGTGAAATTTTTCTCTCCGACATTGAACTCAAAACCTTTGAACTCATCGTTAAAGACCTCATCGGTCTTATTCAGAAAATAATCGTACCTCTTCTTCTGTGCTTCTTTCGCAGTGTTAGATTCCTCTATATAACTTTTATAGCTACTCAAGTCTTCATTTTCACTGTCAGATAATCCACCCCCACTTGACTCAAGAGGAATTTTATACTTATCCTTCTGCTCATTGAAAAACTTTTTAGCTTTTACAAGTTCTCTTTTCTTTGCCCTCTCAATCTTCTTAATATCTGACTCCTCGTCTAGTTCTTCATCATAACCAAACCTGTCCTCCATTAAGTCCTTTATATCCTCACTATCCAAACCTTCCTCGGTGTGAGCATAATACTGAGACAACAGTGTGTTACTGTCCATGCTATCATAGTCCCTCTGTGTCTTCACAAAGTCCTCGATACCACGACCAGTATCTTTTTTGTACTTAAAGTACGCAGATACATCCTCAGGTAATTCCTCGTTTGATTCTTGTGTTTCAAACAACTGGTCTACAGAGTCGATATCTTTATCGTACCTATTCTTAATATAAGAAAGAATGTCTGCATCATTTAACTCTGGTGCAGGAGTTTCTTCTGTTGGTATCTCTACCCTATCAACTTCAGGCTCAGTGTTAGTGGAGTCCTCGAACTTTTCTTCGTGCTCCTTTAGTAACTGCTCCTCAACTTCTACTGCCGACTTCTCGGTACCTGTAACTTCACGTACAGTAAATTTGTTTTCTTCCATTAGATTTAATTTTTACAAAGTTAATACTTATTTATTTATTTATTTAAGCCTATCTAGGGTTAAATTCTGCGAGGTCAAACCCATCTAAACTATCCTCATTCGATTCAAAGTTTATTGCGGGTAGGTTACGCTTACGCTGTTCAATCATCTTAGACTGCTGAGTATTACCCTTGCTTATACGATCAGACTTAGCGTCCTCTCTTTGTGTTTCTCTTGAGTCTACTTGAGACTGTTGTAAGCCTGCCATCTGCATAGCGTAGTTAAACTCTACATCCATTAACTGACGCTTAAGGTCTGCCTCGTTTTTCTGTTTCTCAATATCAAAAGCAATCTCAGCTTGTTTTATTTGAATCTTAGCCTGCGTCTCCATTTGAGATTTTTGCATCGCAGCCTGTGCCGCTTGCTGTTGCAGTTGCATCTGTTGCTGACCAATCTGTTCCTGTTTCTGCTGCTCCTGCTGTTGACGTTCTGCCTGTGTCTGCTTACGCTTAACTTTTAGTAGCTGGTTAGCCATCTTAAGGTTGTTAATAGTCCTTATATCAATAGCGTCCTCTAGGTCAATACCACCGTTCTGTAATGACATCTGTATATTCTGCTCAAGCTGTGCCTTCTCTTCCTCATCAGGACTCATCTCTATAAATATACCAAAGTCATATATGTATAGGTTTTTAATATCCTCTAGTATACCTAGGTTATACTTACCTATCTGCATAGCAAACTCATCTCTAAAATCTGCGTACTCTAAAACATCTGCCGTCCTTATAGATAAGCACTCAGCTAAAGTCTTAGTTATATATAAACTTGCGTTTAGTATATGTCTTGTAGCTACGTTAGAGTTTAATGCGGCAAGTTTCTGTACCCCAACCAATGAATTAGGGTCAGGCATTGACCCGTCCCTAGCCTCATTCAGTCCAGTCACCTGTCTTATCATGTCTAGGTAGTGGTTATAGTTACCTATAAGCATCTGCATCTTACTCTGCCCACTGCTAGATGTAAGCTGTGTAATTGGAACCCTTGCATTATTATACTCCCCGTCCTGCGTGAAGCTCCTACCGATAACACTACCTGTTTGGAAGTATAATCTTAAAGCGTCTTCAGGATTGTATGCAGCCCCTGTACCAAGGTCTACCTCGTTTAATCCGTCAGCATCTATAAACACACCGTCAGGAACTACCTTAGATACAACTTGTTGTATCTTTAAGTGACTTATTTGTATAAGGTCTGCAAAAGGGATCATGCGTCTCACTAAAGACTCTAGTACCCCCTTGTACATCCTTGGTGCACACGCCACATAGTTAGGCATTGCATATTGGTTAGCAGAGTTAGGTCGGACCATGTTCTCCATCATATTCCACTTAAGGATTATGTTTGTACCCATAACCATAACACCCTCGTACCAAACGTCTATTCTTTTTTCTACCCTTTCAAACTCGCCCTCATCCATCATCTCCTGTGGTGGATTAAACTCATCATCTTTTTCTACAGTCTTATACGTGCCCTCGCCTGTCTTCTTCTTTTTATATACAAAACTATTTGTTGACTTATAATTAAAGTACATCAATGTAACAGTGTCTCTAGAGAACATACTGTTCTCGTACATGGCCGCAACGTTATAGTAGTCATACCATGACTGACTGTACTTGGATATTTCTTCTAATTGATCTAGTGTAATGTCTGGGTCTATTTTAACAACCTCCCCTATAGGAACAGTTTTAATCTCACCCCAATAGAATGAGTCCTTAAAGTATGGGTCCTCTGTATAACTATACACAACGTTTGCAGGGTCTACATATTCTACCCTAATACCATCACCCTGTTGAAACTCATGCTTTGTTATACCTATACCTAACGTAGTAATATCATAGTCAACTCTTTTCCTCGTGTCGGAGTAATGGTTCTCTTCAAGCATGGTGTTTATAGCAATCTCGTTTGCTATCTCAATACCTGGCTTGTAGTTAAGCTGCATATACAACTCCATCTCGGTATCGTTTGTGGGTAAAGTTTCAGGGTCTACCTGAAACATTTGAACCTGAAAGTCTTTTTCAACCTGCTTAAATAAATTTTTAGCCACCACGTTAACCTCAACCATACGTTGAAACTCGTTACGCTTCTCTGCCGACATAGCATCCATGGCAATACAGTTTATTTTAAATAGCCTGTCAGACATTCCGTTAACAACAATATCTACAAACTTTGGTATGATAGGAATAGGTGTCCAATCTAAGTTTAGGTATGAAAGGTCACCGTCTACCGCTAACTCATTCTTATACTTAGCAACGGATTGTTCTCCACGTGCATACAGTCTTAGCCTGTGAAACTCTGCCCACTGGCTATAGAACCTACAACCATTACCGTCTTTTCTAAACCACTCGTATTGTATAGCCTGACCTACCTGTAACCCAAACTCATCTGTAGCTTTCTGCTTGTCACTTACAAATTGATCAGGGAACGCAGCAGAATTTATATTTATATTAACGTCTTTCATCTAATTATTTGACTTTTATTGCTGGTGTTATTGTATTTAGCAAAGTTAATACTTATTTTCGATTTCTCTTTAGTAGGAGTGTACATATGCTTTTGGTTAGCCATTATAGCTAATCCAGAACTTATAGCCGCATCAAACTTAGTCCTATTGCTTATATCAAACTTAGCCCAGTCCTCCAGTGTCTTACCAAAAAACATTGTTCCCATATCTCCTTCATCCCTATACGTACCATTAAAATCAATGCCCACATACTTTTCTATATATGATTCAATAGCGGAGGCGTGAGACTGCTTAACATCCTCAGATGTATTAGGTATGCCTCCCAACTCTCTTTCTGTCTTAGACAGCTTTATATAAGTCTTGTCAGGTCTATTCAGTGAGTACCCCCTGTATCCTCTATTCTTAAAGTGGTATAGTAGTCTTGGTTTATTATTCTCGCACAAGATAGGCATACCGTAAAATATACACGCCATAAGAACCTCTTCAAAAAATATCTCTGCTGTTTGTGGTCTTGCAATGTACTCTAAAAAGAACTCATTACTTGGGGCCTCCTGCATATTAAACTTGGTCAACCCATGCAACGCACCATTAGAACCTTTACCAACCACGACTCCTGATATGTCATAGGAGTCACAGCCAAATGATCCGATGTCTTCGTTCCCTGGCTTCTTAATACCCCTCTCGATAACTACACTATTCTGAAGGTTAGGAGGGGGTGTCCAGCTTACTAAGAACCTTCCGTCCTTGTTGGGTGCCCACACAACCTTCGTATCCTTTATACCATCCTTCCAATGAAACGAACCCCTAGTAATATGGTGGTCAATCATTAGAGAGTCGTTGTAGTCTACCTGCTGATATATCTTTGTTAGGTTAAATATAGACTGCTTACTCTCATCCCTAAAGGCGTGAGACTCTGTTCGGGGAAACTGTCTATAGAACTCATTAAGTGCATCAGGGTCTTGTGTTAGTGAGTTAACCTCATTCTCCCAGTAGTCTATTGCTCCTATAGTAATGTCTTCCCCATCTATACCTATAACAGGTTTGGGGGGTGTTTTAAATATAGGCATACCATGCCTGTCAATGTATCCCTCAAAGTTCCATTCCATAGGTATAAACAAACAGTATAGCCCACTCTTAGTCTGTCCGTTTGCATTACGATTAGATGGAAACGAGTCCTCATACAGACTCTTAAAGTTTCTACCACCCTTGTCTAGTGCGTTAGACGTAGAGCCCATCATACACTTACCGATAACCTTACTACCCAACCTTAGACATGTCTTTGTTACACGCCAGTTGTTTAAAATATTATCAGGTCTTTCCCACTTACCACTCTCGTCATGTAGTAGTAACTGTAACTTTTCCCCGTCATAGCTGTTATCACCTGTGTTCTTCCAGTCAATTGTAGTATCCAGACCCTCTAACTCATCGTCAGCGAGGTGGAACATATTCTTCTTAGTAATCTTAGACGCAGGAACCCTATAAGCGAGTTCAGTCTTCGGCTTGTCCATACCATCCTGTATAGGTTTAAAGAAGAACGGGTAGTTGTTTGATATAGGCACAACCTTATCTGTAAACATTTTCTTAGCGTCACTACCACTCTTGGATAGTATCCCTATCCTTGAGTCTTTAGTTATAGTGGCCTGGTTCACACCCTCGCATGAACTCATAAAAGAAAACCCTGAACGTCTTATCTTTAGGTAGCACATACCAAAGCTTCTCTTGTCAGCCTTACATGCCTCCCAAAATAAATAAAATATTCTATTAGCCTCTCTGAAGTCTGGGTTACCTATATCAATCTTAGTCCACTGAAGGTACATATAGTGAGTGCCTGTTATATATGTTGACTCTCCGTTATTCATAAACCAGTAGCCCTGCTCCCTCCTGTCAAACTCTTCTTCTATATAATCAACCCACCTATCCTTAAATACATCTGGTGTTTCGTGCCATTGAAATATAGATTTTATCCTAGATAACTCTTTGGATAGAGGAGATGTCTCCCAGTACTGTTCATTATTTTTAATAGAACGTTTATCTACAGCTTTAGGTGTCTTAGGTAAAGCAATCCTTAGCCCATTAATTTCTATTATATCCCCTATCTGTCCTGTCTTAGATATCACAACCACATCATACTTGTCGTTATATCCATACTGCCAGGTCTTAGCCTTGTTCTTTGTGGTGAGAACCTGTTTAGGTATGTACTTAGTAAGTACCTTGTGTAAACTATTTTGACCTTGACTCTGCAAATCCTTTCGGGGTGTTAGTTTTTTTCTCGGCAACATTACCATCAAGCATAGCCCTCTCCTCCTCTATACGTTTAAGTATTTCAAACGCATCAAATATAGCAAGCTTTTTAGTAGCCGCAGCATTCTTTAATCTATCTGGAGCTAAGTCATCCTCTTGGTCAAACTTAATTATATCCTCCTTAGCAACCTTTACTAGTTGCTTAACAGCTTTCTCTCCAGCCTCAATTATACTTAACTTAAGTTCCCTTATATTCATACTATACAACCATTGTTATGTTATTAGTAAACATCCTGTATAGCTTCTCATCATCCACAGTAAACTCATACTCACTGTCTGGGGTGAAAGATATCTCGTCACCAACCTTTACACCCAGGTCTATTAGCTGTTGGTTTATATATCTTACGGTACCCATCAATGGCTCGTCACCAACCTTGGCTATAAAAGATTCCTTAGCGTCCACTGGCTTTATAAAGCAGTACTTGCCATGAGCGTTCCAATCACCGTCTTGCTTATATAAAAAAAA